CAGTTACCTTCCAACAACTGTTTTCGTTGTATGGCTGGTAAAGATTCCAGCATTCTTTCATATTCACCATCTTCAGCAAGAAAAGGATTATCTTGTAATCTTGCTGGGATGAACTTTCTTGTTAGTCCATCCGAGCCTTTAAAAGCTTTATTCTCTTCAGCAGGCTCTATATATCTTTTTTTAACCCATTGAGCACCTACTCCTCCGGGGTTAGCAGTGCATCGTAGATACGTTGGTAAGTCTGGATTAGTTGTTCTTAATCGTGAAGCCAAATAGTTCCAACCAAATTCAGTTGGTAAGTGTGTTATCTCATCAAAACCAATCCAACTGTAGGCTTGACCTTGATAACGATACACATCAGCATCACGTTCTAAGAACCCAAACTCGATCTTAGCACCGCTAGGGAACTGCCAAAGCTTTTCAACTTCTTTAAACTTAGCACCCTTAAAAGCTTTAGGGTACAGCTCACGAGATTTATCAATCAGTTCTCGCAGTTCCGGCATTGATCTCCTTAATATTAAAGCTCTATGCTCTGTAAAGTGACAATACCTTAGTGGATCAATAAGCATTGCAAAGCTTTTTCCACCACCTGCTGCTCCTCCGTATAATACGTCTTTTTCAGCAGCAGCTAAAAAATCTGTCTGAGGACCTTCGTTGGGCATAAACGCAACATATTCCCCAGTCGTGTCTAAATGTTCTTGTATTGCATCAGGAAGTTTTTTACTTTCTTCCTTTGTTATAACATTAGACGTTAAAACTTTTTCTTCTTCTTGAACTTCCTTTTGAACTTTAGCTAAATGCCTTGTTAGCTTTTTAACCTTTTTGTTTTTCTTTGTTAGTTTCTTTTTAGCTTGCATAGCTAATTGAAACTTTGAAAGTTCACTATTTTTAGGTCTTCCCGGTTTAAGCTTGGGAGTACCATCTTTCTTTAGTATATAGCTCCCATCAGGGTTTGTCAAGTATTTTTTTGGATTTTTATCCCAATCTTCCATAAATTTTATCCACGTATTTCTTTAAGCCGGGTCTAGACATCTTTCTGCCAGTCTCTGCTTCAAGCCAATCTACACCTATTCCAAGGCTTATTTCACCATGAAACACGGCTTCTGCTACCTCTTTTAAAATTCGTAGTTCTTCTTCTATCGGTTTTAAATAACCATCTACCTCTTCAGATAACTGGTATCCAAAAGGAATAGTTGACGAAGTTCTACGAATGTAGTCGTCAGGTATAAAATTCATGTTACTTTTTAAACTTTGAATAGACTTTCTTTATCCAGTCTTTCATAGCTTTCCAAATTTTTTTAATTTTATCTTTTATTTTTTTTCTCATTTTTATTCTCTATTGTTATTAAAGGCTGGACTTTTCAGATACTAGATGGTATATAACGCACCTGAAAAGCCTCTTACGCTGATCTAGTCTGATGAGGACTTAGATGATTTGTGTTCGCCAAATATTCTTTCAAAATTATCTTTATATTCTTTAGTATATGCGAATGCTCTAGGTTTAGCACCTTTACCTCCCCATTCACTACTTTTACCATAAATACTTTTTCTAAAAGTCATTGTTGGCTTTTCATCTGTTCCTAACATTTTTCCTTTTTTCATAATATTACCACTTAACTTTATCAGCCCAATAAGCTGCTGACATTTTACCACGTGCAATATTTTTAGCGTGTCGAGCTTTAAAAGACTTACGTTTGGCTTTCATACGAGCAGATTCACCTGCTTTAGGTTTACCTGCGGTCTTAGCACCTTTCTGTCCAAACCTTATGGTTTTAATCTTATCACCTTCTTTAGCTACAACTATGTGTGACTTTTTAGGATGATTGGGAGTACGTTTGGGTTTGTTATATCCAGATACTCCTGCTCTTGCAAGTCTAGGGTCTTTTTTACTGGTTCTTTTTTTTGTCACTTTATTCTTAATGTAATGTTTCTTTTGTTTTTATATCTATAACATTATCTGAGGCTGGCACTTGATCGTCATCATCACTAACATAGATACTATCAAGCTGACCGATAATATAAAGACCGTGCTCTTCAGCAGCTTGTTCCGCCTTTTCAAGCGATGAAGCAATAATATTTGGTCCCGCAAAAATCTTTCCATAAGCCTCTACTTCAGTTAAAAATATCTTCATCGAATAGTTAATCCTATTAAGTAACCACAAAAAACAAAAGCAATAGCCCAACCGGGATACTCTTTACAAAACTCCCACACCTCAATCCAAAAGTTCTTCATATTGCCCTTCTTCTAACTCAATAGGAGCTTTATCAGGCATTAAAAAAATACCACCTGTATTTACATTATGGTTGATGTCAACCTTATCAATTTTTCCGACCCCTACTCTGTCGAGTAGAGTCTGTGCTGCTGCTAATTTATTATTGGCTTGTACTATAGGTTTCTTAGATTCCATAATCTCTACCAACTTAAAAGCTGCTTTGGGTGCAGAATTAGCTAATACTTCTTGAGTTAGTTCTAATATCTCAGACTTTAAAGTCTTTACAACATGATGGTAATGTGAAGAGTACCCTGCAAGCTTTGCAGCTTCTTTAGCATCCCCTTGACATTCTACAAGGTTATCTAAAAAAGCTTGTTGCTTTTCAGTTAGTTCTCTTTTACGAGATGATGTATCGACTGTTGGAAGTATAGCCATGTTCTTAGTATAGATGCGTATACCAGTTTTGTCAAGTTTTTTTTAAAACTATCAAGTTTTTTTTAAAGCTTATAAGTTTTTACGATAGTACTTGACAAAATAGAAATAAAAGTGTACAATAGTTATGTGGACCCCCGGGGTCAAATAGTAAATAAATAGACCCACATCCACATCCACATCCTTGTTTTTTAAAACAACTCATACCTAATTCTAGGTAATCTAAAATATCTTATAAGACCTTAAAAGTATTCTATACTATATAGCCCGACTGTAAACTAGTTAGCTCTAACTGGTTAATGGGTGTTTTGGTGTAAAATGTATAAGTATGCCATAGATATATAGTGGTACCCCTATGGCATCCTGCCCACCCTATAGGGCTTCGAAGGGTAAAGCAGTAGTTAGCACAGAGTAAGACTTGGAAGCTCTTACAAGTTTATTAAATCCTTACAAGTCTTACGCTATCAGTACTTTAGAAACTTTGAATAGATTCTTTGTCTTTTGAGTTTCCCTCCTAAATCTTTTAAAATCTTAATAGTCTTGTAAATCTTCCAAGCTTGATAAGCTTCAGTACCCCCTATGGCACATCAGGTCTGTTGTAAATATGTCTATGTAAGCTCATAGTTTTTCCAAAGTAATAAACTAGTTAATGATCCATGAAAGATTTTAAAGTTTCAAATGTTTTAAACTTTTCCTTCAGAAAACTTTAAAAACTTTTTAGTTCCTAAAAACTCAAGCACTTGAAACTTAAAATCATTTCATGTAAAATCTATATATCGTTTAATTACTTAGAGGAAAAACTATGAACAATTTAATTATACATATTTACAAACAAGACTCTGATGATGTCTATGAATGTAAAACAGTTACTGAAGCTTATCAAGTTCTTGATATGCTTGCTAGAGCAGAATCTTTAGGTTCTGTTTCAATATCTTCTACTAGCTTTAAAGTAATGGAAGATTTAACTAAACTAATCCACATATCCTAAAGGAGGAATTATGGAAACTCAAAATACACATCAAAGCATTATTGCTCAGAAAGATGGTTCTGCTAGTGAAAAGCAGGTAAATTATTTGATAGCTCTTTACAAAGAATCTATCAAGAAAGCTATAACCAAAAGCATGAAAGGTTTGGATAAGAATTCAGATTATATGAATTTCCAAAAGCAAATGACTGGCTTCATTAGAGGTAAATTTGCTCTTCATGCTTGGGTTAGCTTTATTCCTGCTAATGGCAAAGTTTATACTAAGAACAAAGTTTCTGAGATGATAAACAATGCTGTTAATAATAAGTTTGACACCAAGTTTTCAAAAGCTTTGGTTGCTTCTTGTAATCAGTACACTTTAGAATCTAGGCAAGATTCATAAGTCAAACTTAGAAAGCTCCCAAGTGCTCAATGTGCTTGGGAGTTTTTTTTACCCTTCGAAAAAATTTTCAAGCCCTTTGCTTCGCAAACCCCTTGATCCCTCCCAAGTGTAATAACTTCTTCGAAGTTGCTTTTAAAATTTTTATAAGCCCTTCGCTTTAGCGAACCCCTTAACCCCACCCGTTTAACAAAGCCTTCCCCTTTATCCGTACCAGTGGGCAGGTTAATTTTAGAGGTAATCTGAAAGATTATCTTTTAATGCCATAGGGCTAAATAGATATCTAGATAAATAGATAAATAAATATATTAGCACGAAAGTCTCAGATATTATTGCTTGACCAGATGGTTGACTGCGTTTTATTTTTTTCATTTTATTTTAACACAAAATAGTCTAAAACACAAGAAATATATATAAAATATTATTTAATTTTTTAATTTATTTTATTTTTTTAGCTATAATTTTAGCTATAACTGTGCTTGACTTTTTCGAAAAGCCATGAGAAAATGTATGGCAAATCGGAAAAGCAAACGATTAAATTTATATTTTGGAGATCATTATGCACGAGATAACAATTAAATTTAACAATCTTGACAGAGCAAAATTGTACCTAAAATCAAAGGGTTATAGATATTCTGAATCTTATAATGTCAAAGAGGATAGATGTTTTTTATATCGCAGAGGAAAGAGTTGGATAAAACTAACATCAACCTATGATTACTTTGATGTAGATACTATGGACATGGGTACAGTTTGGACTGTAGAACAATTTTAAATACATATAATTATAACTAAGCTTGACAAGTCTGTCAAAACCTGATAGACTTTATAGCCTCAAAAGCAACAAAGGAGATCATTATGTACTTTAAAGACTTTACTACTTCTTCTAATAACTTTGAAAAAGACTTTATAGATGTTTTAGACTTTATAGAGAATGAATATGTTTATGAAGAAGAAGTATTAAAAGCTAATAAAGATTTAGAAATTGAAATACAAGAACTTCAATTAGATAATCTTGATTAGTTATAACTGAACTTGACTTTCCCATTCGGCTGTGAGAAAATGTATGGGAAATCGAAAAAGCCACAAGGCTTGCTTTTAATTAACTTTTAATTTGGAGATAATCATGGTTAAAAACTTTAAAGATAGTCAAAATAACTTAAAAAACTTTTATCACTTTAATGTGTTAGGTTTTAAATTTAGAGTCGCTACTAATACTAGAACATTTAACAAGTATGGTACATATAGAACTGGTAGAGGTAGAGTCTTAAATTTTGGAAGAAAATACATGTGTTTGATTCCAACACAATCTTAAAATTATCCTTTAGGTAAAAGATAAAGTATGTGAAAAGTAAATCATTTAAAGTTATTGGTTGAATGGTAAATCAATGCGTATTAACAAGCAGTCACTGAGTAGCCAACTGCGCAACCATATAAACAACGCTTTATCAAGTCCAGAAATGCTATGTTGGACTATAAATATAACTAGCTAAGAAGCAGTTGGTAGTCTGCTATATCAAAACTACCACAGTTTTTAAAAAATGGAGATAGATATGGATAGTATCGTTTTAGATAAAGAAGATATAGAAGTAGCAAGACTTTTAATGTTGAGATCGGGTTTAAAATTAGAGCTAAATGGACTAAGATTAACATCAAAAGCACCTACTTGTTATTCAATTATTAAACAAGAGTTTGGTTTAAAAGGTAATAAAATCAAAGTCTTACGACAATATGAAGAAATCCTAGAAAAAGGAGGGTTATTATAATGAGTAATGATGTAAACCAACAAATACAAGAACTCATATCAGAGTATCTTGATACCTTATGGCAATTACCAAGTAGACCTGATCTACAAAAAGATTGTGCTGAATTTATTTGGGAAGAATCTTCTGAAGCATTAGGTACTGGAATAGATAGAGAAGATGTTGCATATTATACAATTAAATTTTTATCAACCAAATGTGCCGATGCTTTATCAGATCAAGATTTAGAGTATATGGCAAAGGAGTATGAGAATGCCTAGTTATAAACTATTATCACAAAGCAGTTATAAAATTGATAAAGGTAATAAGATACAAGATAAATACTTTAGTCGGGTTTTGTATCTTGCACCCGATGATCTAGCAGATGGTAAACGAACACTATGCCCGTATGCTAAGATTGCTAAATGTAGTGAAGCTTGTTTGAATACAGCAGGTATGGGCAAGTTTTCTAATGTACAACAAGCAAGAATACGAAAGAGCTTGTTATTCTTAAACGATCAAAAAGAATTTCTAAAACTTTTGGTTGCTGATGTACATAAGTTTCTTAAAGAATGTGAGAAGCTAGGTAAACTACCTGCACTTAGACTTAATGGTACAAGCGATATACAATGGGAAACCATAGAGATTGAAGATGGTAAAAATATATTTGAAATGTTTCCGCAAATTCAATGGTATGATTATACTAAAATTCCTACAAGGAAAGTAGATCATATACCTAACTATCATTTGACTTGGAGCTACAGCGAAGCCAACGATAAATATGCTAAGTTGTTTGATAAAGTACCTAACAACAAAGCTGTAGTCTTTAATAACTTTTTACCTAAAGTATTTAAAGGCTTGAAAGTTATTGATGGTGACACACATGACATGAGGTTTTTAGATAAATCTAATGTGGTTGTCGGGTTGTTAGCAAAAGCTAATGCGAAGAAAGACACTACAGGCTTTGTAATAAATACAATAAAAATATAGGAGATAGAAATGACTAATGAAGATTTATATGATATGATTAGAGAACAGCAAAAATTGCTAGAAAAAATAATTAAACTCTTGGAAGAAGAATTTAATAAGTAGAGGTGTCTGATGAGTAAAGTATATAGAGAATGGGAAGAAACTGTGGATAAAGACAGTAAAGAATGGAAAGACTTTCAAAAAGAATTAGAGATAGGTGAGTATTTATATTCAAAAAATATTCAACCTATTTTAGATTTGATGTTGACAGGAGCAACAAAATTTGATACAATCAATGGAGAAAAAAATGAGCAGTAAAACTATAGATAAACAAATGAACGAGAGCCAAATAATACTTGATGTTATTGATGCAATTAAAACTGATAGACCTGTTCGGTTTGATTACGGAGCTGATACGGTAAGAGAAATAAAACCTGTAGGATTTTTCGGAGACTATGCAGGCTTTGAAGGTGTAGAAGCAGGAAACAATACAGAGTTTAGAAGGTTTAGATTTGATTCCATTAAGGAATGGATAGGTATAGGATTGCCTACTAAAATTGTAGTTGAGTTAGAGTTTGCAGATTACCCTACAGATAACGATGTAAAAACTAAACTATATAATACGCTAACAGAGAATAGAAAAATTATATGGAG